CTCAGCTCGTAGACGCTGTAAAGTGGGCGCTCGACCGAGATGACCTCCGAGCCCGCCATCTTGCGGGTGGCGCCGCTGGGCCGCGTGCCGGGCTGGACCGGCTCCACGGCATCGTCACGGCCGGGCCGCGGCGGCTTCGGCAGCTTGCCGCCGGGAGGGGCATGCACGTCGTTCGCCGGAATCGGTCCACCCGGACACGGCGTCAGTGCGGCCCGCTCGTCCGGGTCAACCGGCACATAGCCGGCGGCGGTCAGGACCATCGGCTTGGAGAACGCGCCGCCGAGCGGGTCCTGGCCGATCGATTCCCGCCAGTCGTCCAGCGCGATCGCCCCCTTGGTCGCGGCCGTGCTCAGGATGACGGACTGCTTGATCGGGTCGAATTCGCGGTCCCCATCCCAGGCGATGCCCAGGTAGTCGATCCCGAAGCAATCCCGGATGATGCCGTTGACGAACCGACGCATCCATTGCGAGGTCGGCTGCAGGCCCTCGGCGGACGCCTGGGCCTGGTTGACCTGCGCGGTAGCGCGATTCTGCTCCTTGATGAACGGCCCCGGCGCAATCGACATCGCGTAGCAGATGACGCGCGCAAGCCACTCGTCGAAGGCGTCGGTCAGGACGTCCTTCGTGAACGGCTCGTACTTGGTCCCGGCCGGCACCCACCAGAGGCGGCGCCGCTGCTCGATGTTGCCGAGGAAGACCGAATCCCAGTACTGCTGGATTTCGGTGATCTGGGCATTCGAGAACCCGACCGGCGCCTCCATGATTCCGACCGGGACATCGCCGTGGGTGTAGAAGGCCATCTGCTCGCGCAGCCGGGCGATCGCCATCTCGGCATAGGCAAGGACTTGCTCGCATGGGCCGTACCCGTAGGCGTGGTCAGGACGCCAGTTCTTGATGCCGTAGATCAGGTCGCCAGCCGTGTAGGTGGCGTAGTCGGCCGCCGGAATCCCCTTCAGGACCTGCTGGAACGCGGGGTTAGGCGGCTTCGGCGGCCGGCCGTTCTCGTCGATCAGAACCGAGATGCTGGCGGCGTCAAGCTGCTCAAGCGCGTAGAGCTGGCCGCCACGGTTGCGCCGCTTGTAGAGCGCGACAGCGTCATAGACGAAGTGCTGGTCCAGCACGCCGCTCAACCACTGTGACCAATCGAGCCGTTTGTCCGGCGACTCGAAGAACTTGGTCAGCAGCCTGATGTCGTCGGCGTATTTCTTCTTGAGCGCGGGGCGTTCGGCGGGAGAGCCGAGCGGCACAATGTGCCAGTCCAGCGCGGTCATCTGATCAATGCGGGTCTGGATGCACTCCCGCAGGATCACGCAGTTCTGTGCCACCGCGCGGAGCCGCCCGAACGATACCGGCTCGTGGGAGCGCGGGATGTAGTTCAGGTTCCAGCCAACCGGGAAGTCGAACTGCCGCGACCGCGCGCTCTCCGGAGCGAATGGCCGCAGTGGCTGCAGCGGCGAGAACCAGGTCGACGGCGTGACACCGGAGATCGTGTACTGGACGGCCTGCGCGACACGGCGCAGCCATCCAGCCCGCGGCGCCGGGGCCGGCGGCGTCGTCAGGCGCCAGTTCTCGTTGGTGGGCCGGTTCCGCAGCAGCGCCGGATCGGAGGTGACGATCTGGCTCGCGGGCTGGCCATCGTTGATGCCGGCAGGCACCCGTCAGGACTCCAGCCGCACCGCGACCGCGGTCGGACGGCCGCGATGCTCGCCAACCGAAAAGGAGACCCTGGCGCCGTCAACCAGCAACCCGGGATCGAGGTCGCCCAGGGCGCGGCGGTGCAGGAAGAGGTCGCGCTCCGCCAGGACCGGGGTCTTCTGGTACGGCGTGATGAAGCCCCAGCCCCTCTCGTCGCTGAACCACTTGACAGTGCCGAGATAACGAACCGGGGCCAGCTGGACGGCAACGGCTTCAGACATGGACGCGATCCTTGATCAGCTTGACGGGATTGAAGCCGCGCAGCGACGCGAAGCCGCGGCGGAACATGTCGCGGCGCCGTTCCCGGCGCGGGGCCTCGAGGTGGGACTTCACGGCGAGCTCGTAGTCGATCGGGTGCAGGGTGATGGTGTCGGCGACGATGCCGGGAACCTGCTCGCCGATGCGGAAGACGCCGAGCAGATGGCCCTGGCACCACAGCGCCTGGACGCCTTGCGGGAGCTCGAAGGATTTCCGGATGGTGACGCCGTTGAACGTGCGCGGGGCGTAGCCGACCGGCTTGACGGGATGATCGAACATTGGCGCGGTCCCCTCAGGTCACCGCCAGGCTACGGGCCTGCGCCTGGTGCCAGTCCGCGGCCTGGTCATGGAGCCGCGCCAGCGCCTCGCCGTGCGCCAAGCTGATCATGCCCTCGCCGCTCCGGCATTTCCGCGCCTTGCGGCGATGCCGGGTCGCCTCGTCGGCGTGGAAGCTGGCGGCCTGCAGGTTGGTCAGCGCGGCGCCCTGATCCGGCGCCGGCGCGATGTTGGTGTCTCCCTTGGCGAGGCGATCGCGGGCGCGCAGCTCGTGCTTGGCCGCCTTGCGGAGATGCTTCGCCAGCTTGGTGGCAGTCCGCTCGACGGAGCTCTGGAACAGCGGGGCAGGCGTCATCGTGAAGTTGCCGCTCTCTCCGGCCATCTCGGTACTCCCCTGGTGCTGCTCAGTCGCCGGCAGGGGCGGGGACGTGATAGGTGAGCATGGTGCCGACTTCCTCGCGTCCCTGCGCTCGCATGGCCCCTCGAGCCGCGTCGTTGCTGACGTGTGTGGCGCTCGAGATCGTCGGTCGCTTCAGTTCACGGGCCTTCGCCTTGAGGGCGTCGAACATCTCGGTATGGATGCCCTGGTGGCGGTACTCCGGACTGACGTAGGCCAAGTTGATCCAGATCTCGTTCGCCCAGTTGGCGTCGGTCCAGGTCAGGACGCCGACGGGTTCGTCATCGACGAACGCCACAATGGCTTTGTGATCCCAGCAGACCGCCGTCGTCGCCAGCGTGCAGAGACCTTCGTGGAGCAACTCGGCCCAGCCGAACACCGCAAGGGGCAGCACCGGCGTGTTGGGCAGGCAGTTGAAGTGCTCGACACGAAGGCGTTCACGAAGGCTTTGTCGCATAGTCATTATGTCTTTCCTTGCGTTGATCGGCACGTCAGCTCGGGCGCCGGCATCCGGCCCGTTCCAGCGCCGGCACGAAGGCGACCGGCACCGTCAGCATGCCGGTGGCATCGGCCATGAAGCGCTGCGAGCCACCGGCGGGATCCGGCACGAAGTAGGCCGCGTATGGCCCCTTCGCGATCAGCCGCACGGTATCGGGCGGCGGCGGCGGATCGGTCGGGCGTGCCGGCAGGGCAGCCACCGGGTTCGTCGGCACTACGGACTCTTGCGGGATCGCGGGCACGGCCGGCGCCTGCGGTGGCTTCGGGGTGTGGGCGCGGTAGTATTCCAGCCACCCCGCGGCGTTCGGCCCCAGCATCAGGTCGGTGAGCCCCCAGACTGCAGCGTCGGCACGGTTTGGCGACCTGGCCCCGATGTAGCCCTGGTCGGTGAACTCGGTCAGCTCATCCTCGAGCTTCTCGAAGCGCCCGGCATGCGAGACCTGTTTGCGCTGGTAGAGGGTGGCAATCGGCTCCGCCCGCTGCGCCTTGCCGCGGCTCGCCGTCACGGCCTTGAACGGCACGCTGGCGTCGACGGTCTGGATCACATACTCGACCATCGCACCGCCGAAATTCGTCTCGCCCACGATCGCGTCGGCTTGCCAGTGATGATACGCCGCGACCGCTGCACTGCCCCATTGATTGGGGCCGCCGAGCAGCGAGCAGTCGTCCAGCACGTAGCCGCGGCCGTCCATCCCGAGCCCCGCAACCATGATCCCGATCTCGTCGTGCGCGCTGTCGAGTTCGTTCTTGGCGCCCGATGGGTCGACCGCCACGACGACTCGCTGCATCCGGGGTAGCCGGGACGGCTCGACGCGGGTCTCCTCGAGAAGCTTCCAGGTCCACAGCGCCGACTCGGTCTCGTCGCCGTAGACGCCGTCGCGGAACCGTCGCCGCGCCCGATCCGGCATGTCGTCGAGCGATTGCAGGTAAGCCGGGTCGAGGTGCTCGGCGTTGTCGGCCGGCTTCGAGAACAGCCAGCGGTACTGGTCGGGGTTCGCGAGCGGCTTCTTGCTGACCGGGTCGCGGTGCTCACCGAACAGGATGTTGGTCCAGTGGCCCTTGCCCGGCGGGTTGAGGTCGTAGAACGCCTTTTGCTGAAGCGCCAAGCTGGTATCCGGGTTCTTCGCCGTCTGAGCAAGGCGGGTCAGGGCGGTCAGCACCGACGAGTACGGGATCTGCGAGCATTCGTTCAGGAGAATGGTCGCGTATTCGTTGCCGAGGATCTTGTCGACCCGCTCCTTGTCGTCGAGGCCGCCAAGCCAGAGTTCGGAGTCATTCGGCAGGCTGAAGAAGCGATCCGCGGAATGCGGCACGATCCGCAGGTCCGGGAAGAACGTCCGCGCTACGAACGGCAGGGTCTGAAGCCCGATCGAGGGCCAGACCGCCGCGGCATGGAGGCGCATGATGGCATGCCGGGACGGCGCCTGCAGCCCGCGCAGGATGATGGTCCGGACGATGGCGACCGTCTTGCCACTGCGCGACCCGCCGGGCAGGCAGATGTGCCGGGCCTCGCTGTTCAGCAGCTCGGTCATCTCGACCTGCCGGGGCGTCAGCAGATCGGGGCGGCCGTTGAGGATGACGTCCTTGGAGGCCGCCTTGCTCCGCGTGGCCTTCCGTTTGGTCGGCACAGCAGATCAGGACGTTGGTTCGCCATTGACCTGCACGGCCCGGCGCGCCGCCGCGCGGGTCCGCCGCGAGAACCGCGCCGCATCGAGCCGCAACAGCAGGCCGGTGAAGCGCCGCAGCACCGCCGCGAGACGGCCCGGCGCCCGAGCCTCGCCCTGGTCCACGGCGCGCTGGGTCGCGACCACGGTGGTGTCCAGGGTCGGATCGGCGGCGATCAGGGCGTCGAGCGCGGTCCGCGTCATCGTGATCGTTACGGCCTTGCCGCGGCTCTCCGGCAGCTCGTGGAGAAGCGTGATGGCGCGCGCCGCGGTGCGGGCATCATGGTCCGCGAAGGCGATCACGGCCGCGGAGCCGAGATAGATCGGCAGCCAGCCGCGCTCATCGAGCAGCTTCTCAGCCAGCGTGTTCTGCATCGGGTTCTGTTTCGTTGATGGGGTCTGGTGGTTCGGGCAGGCTGGCCTGCGGCCGGTCCGGCCCGCCGATCTGGACGATGAAGCGCGTCCCGTCGGGGAGCTCGTGTTCCAGCTTCTCGGTCAACTTCCATCCGCACTTGACGCGGAGGAAGAAGAGGATCGCCCGGAGATTCCCCTTCCGGATGTGCTGTGCCAGCCGAAGTTCCGCGACGCCCTGAAGCCACATCGGGTCCGTCGCCAGCTCGGCCTTGTAGTGCTTCCGCAGGGTCTTGAGATCGATCCTAAGGTAGCGGGCAATCTCGTTGTGCGTGTGCTCCAGCGCGGCCAGAGCCGTCACGGCCGCCTTGTTTTCCCGCGTCGGAACATGCTCGGGCCGCCCCACGTGGCCCCGTGCGGCCATCGCCATACCCCTTCGTGTTGGCTACCCGAACAGACCGGCCGCCTTCTCCTCCGGCACCGACCCCGGTGATGGGCGGGCATCCCTGGCGACAGGCTTGGCTATGTCTGGCGGGCTGATCCGAGCCCCGGCCCTCACGCGCGATAACGCCGGTTTAGCGCGTGTTACGCGGACCCGCCACAATCCGCTCGGGACGCAGCTTCAGAGCATGGTCAATCACTACTGCATAAGATTCGCGCCTGTCAAGCACTTTCTTGTGCTCCCGGCCTCCGAGGCCGGTTTCCGGGGAGCGACGAGCGCCGCGACGACGGCGCCACTCGGGTCCGAGGTCAGCCCAGTATGAACTGCAATGTTCGAACCGCCCGGCCGCCGCACCACTAGGTCTGCCGATACTGCTTAGGCGCGGACATTGTTCCGGCCCAGGCGGCCATGCCCATAAACCGGGGGAATTACTCCGACATCCCGCCCGGCGCCGGCGGGTCGTAGAAGTCGGCGAGCCGGTCCAGCGCAGCGACCAGGATGCCGAGCGCGACACGCTCGTCGATCTCGGTGCTGCCATCCTTGCGGCGGCGGCCAAGGTGATGGCGGCGCGCGAACGACTTGACGTCGCGATGCAGCGGGTCCGGCCAGCCCAGGATGACGTGCGCCATCGCCGTGACGCCGAGCTTCCCGACCGCGGCGCAGGCGGCTTTCCAGCGGCTGAGCCGGATCAGCACCGTCTCGGAGCAATACATTCCGTCGGCGCCGGGGGCGCCGACTGCCATGCCGATCCGCTCGACCGTCGACCCGATGCTGACCTGGCTGCGCTCGTAGTCGTCGAGCCATCGCCGGGCAGCGCGGCTGTGCCGGCGGGTGATGTAGCGGGAACGCTGCAGATCATGCAGCGGATCGGTGGCCCTGGATGCCGCGATCTTGCGTGCGGTCCGGCGGTGCGGGTCGGTGTCGCTGGGGTCGCGCCATTCCGCCGGTACGGCGCTGGGCTCCCGCAGCACGGTCCCGTCGGCGTTCCGGATCTCCTGTCGCCGGATCGCGGGGCCGAGGTCCTGGGCATCGACGAGATCACCACGGGAGCTGGCGCGGATCCGGATCAGCGTCTCGGTCGCGACCTTGCGGTCCGCGGCATGGATCGGCTGCAGAGCTGCGGCGAGCATGTGCGGGACTTCGGCGCGGAGCCGATCGAGGCGCTTACAGGCGCATTCGCCGGGGCCGGGGTCCGGCGGCACCAGCGGCTCGCCGGCATAGGGCCATGGTTTCCGGCGACGCCTGCCATCGGCGCGGGGGGAAGCGGCATCGGCGGTCAATCGGCCCTCTCGACATCTGGAAGTCCCAGGATGTGCCTCGGCAGCACGGTGACGATCAGCGCGTCCGCGGGCTGGTAGACCACGCGCACCGGAACTCCGCACAACGTGACACGCCAGATCTCGCGGTCGAACCGTGTCGGGCCGATGTAGCGCGCCGAGCTGGCCTCACCGGCCACCGCGGCGCAGATCGCGAGCACGGCATCCCGCCAGTCCGTGGCCGTGGGTTCCAGCCCATGCTGTCCGGCAGCGTACTTCGCCGTGATGGCGGCATGGTGCGCCTCGCCGATGTCGCGGGGTGGCTGGTGGACGGAGTGAGCAAGGTCCAAGGACATGATGTTCGTTAGCTTCCCTGACACGCCGAACGTTCCGACCGCGCTGCCTTTCCGCTCCCCCCGCCGGTTCGTAAGGTGCGCCATAAACTGCGCCATAACATGCGCCATTTCGACCCAGGGGCGGTGGGCTGCGCCATAACGGCGCCGCCGTAAGGCGGCGTTATGGCGCACCGCCCCCTTTGGGCGCCATTTCTGCGCCACAAACTGCGCCATAAACTCGCTCACGACACGGGACCCGGACGCTTGGCGTCGACCACGCGGACGCACATCCGATCCTTGCGTTGGACGGGATCGCGGTAAGTGTCCCTGACAAGAACGCCATTGCGCACCCATGTCTCGATCACCTTGTCGGATTCGAGGTCGGTCAACCCGAACAGTCGCACCAGGACGGTGCCGGCCCACCGGGAGGCGTCCTTGCCGCGGCGCGAGTGGGTGTAACGAACGCCCTCGCCAGGACCGTCGGCGATGGCGTCCAGCACTTCGTTGCACTGGTCGACACTCAGCGTGTCCGTCACCTTCGGGGGGTCCCAGGCGACCATGGCCGCCACGGTGTCGCCGTTGGGGTAGTCCTGGGTGCCGTTGCCCAGCTTTACCTGTTCCAGCTTGAGCCACGTCGCTTTGTTGCCACGCGGCGCCATGTTGGCCTTGGCGTTGTCCAGCCGCACGTACTGCCAGCGGTCTTCTGGCGCGATGGCAAGGTCCTTGCCGTCATCCTCGCCCATCGGCGACATGATGAGACCGACGCGGGCGCTGTCCGTCAGGCCCTTGGCGCCGCGCGCCGCGTCGATGTCCGACACCGCGCCCTTGCGCACATGATGGATCAGGAAAATGGCGCAGTTCGTGGCGCGGGCAACGCGTCGCCACGCCGCCGCCGCCTTGACCATCTGAGGGTTGCTGTTCTCTTCGAGGCTGTGGGACTCGGCGAATGGGTCAACCACGAGCACGCCGATCTCGTGCATCTTGATCTGCTCGATCAGCGCGACCTCGTCGGGGTGGATGATGCTGAAGCCGTCCTCCGAGATTGCCGCCATGGTGACCGGGCGGTCCTCGCCCGAGTGCATGAAGAGCCCACCAGCGACATCGGTCTCGTCGACGTTGTGCTGCAGCAGGATCGCGGCGAGGCGGCGGTCCAGCTCGTCGAGCGGGTCCTCCAGGTTGAGCACTGCTGCGTTGGTACAGGCGAACACGTGGTCTCGTAATAGGCCGCGGCCCAGCACGCAGGAAACCGCGACGGTCATGGCGTAGATGGACTTGCCGGTGCCACCGGGCGCCACCAGCACCGTGACGAACCCGCGGAGGAGCTGCGTGCCATAGAGCCACTGCCGCGGCGGGATCGTATGCGGGTCGGGCAACCGTGCCGGACGCAATACGAGCGGGGGCGTGTCCTGGTCGTGCACCACCGAAAGTCGGGGCTTGCTGCCCCAGATCGGATCAGCGGACTGCATGGCGCCTGCGCCTCATTGTCTGCGCTGCGACCCGGCGGCACTCCTCGATGAGCGCGTCGCTGGGCACGAGCCAGCCGCCGAACCGCTCGTGCACCGCCTCGGCTGCGGAAAGGATCTGCTCACCCGGTTCCCGGCTGGCGCAAAGCGGCCAGATCCGGCGCCGTAGGGTATCGTGGAAACGCCGTGCGACATCGTTGCCCTCGCACCAGATCGCGGCGCCGGCCTGGCGCGCTGAGGTGTCCGGCAGGTCGACCTGCGCACCGAGGCGGACCGCCGCACCGACAACTTCATCGGCGCCGTCCGGCCACTCCACGCCGAACAGCGCGCAGGTGGCACACATCACGGCGTAGCCGAGCAACTGCTCGCGCAGCCAGCGGGTACGGCGCGGCGATTCGAGCCGGGTGACGGCGTCGTACTCGCGCTGGCGCCGTGCCTGCTCGTCGCGGCGAAGCTTCGAGCGGATCGGCCAATCATGCGCGAGTGCCAGCACGCCGGCGAGTGGCGGCGGGTCGGGGTAGCCGTGCAGCATCATGTCGGCGGGGTCCTTGGGCCACGCCGCAACACGGGCGGCCTGCTCCGGGCGGCGCCGGTAAACCACTGCGACCACGGCCGGGGCGTAGGCATCAGCGGTCTCGAGAGGCAGGGCGGATACCAGATCCAGCCAGGCCGCGCGGCCCCCGCCCTGGCCCATGCACAGCAGCTCGGCTGCCTCCTCGATCATGTCAGCCGGGAGTTCGGGGACGATCATGCTGCACGCACCAGTCGCCGGGCATCGTCGTCGGAGCCCAGCACCGCCGAGAGACCGCCGGCGGCCGCGACCGCGGCCAGGAACTCGCGCTGTCCCATCTCGAAGCGACCGCCGCGCGGCTTGACCTCGCCGGCGGTGAACAGCCCCACGAGATGTCCGACCATGTCCGGGGTAACCACGACGCTCGTCCAGCCGATCAGGTCGGACGCTCCTTGCAAGAGTCCGCATTCCTGCCGGCGCGGATGCAACAGCGTGACGGTATCCTCCGTGGAGGCGATCACCTTGCCGGCCCAGAACAGGCCGCGGTTGTTGCGGAACAACCGGGCGTGCGGTACCCGGCCGATGGCGAGGCGGATGTGGGCCTGCAGCTCGGACTCGCTCAATTCTGCCCCTCCGCCGTGAAGATCTGACGCATCCCCGCAGCGGTAACGTCGATCTCCGCCGTGACCTGGTAGCCTTCCGGGGCGGCGGCCAGCCAACGACGGAACGCCGCCACCATTGCGCGCCGGGCCGCGCAGAACTCGTCGTACGGACTGCTGCGGGGCACCTCTCGTATCGGAAGCGGTATTAGGTTGCTGGCGCTCATGCCGCTTCTCCAGCGAATCGCAACGGGGCCTGTCGCCGCTGCCACTTCTTCGGGACGGCCTTGATCTCTTCCCAGACCCTGGGATGCTGGCCTTTGAAGTCGGGCAGCCGAGGTCCGGCGATGAAGCCACGGCCGGCCGGATCCGGTACCAGCCAGCGGGAGCCATCGATCCAGCGGCGGATATCGACGTCCACGGCGCGGAAATCGTCGCGGGTCAGGTAGCCGGTTTCGCCAAGCAGAATCGCCAGCCGCAGCGCCCGGATCTTCCAGTTCGTAAGCTGGATCGGCGCCGATGCCCCGGCGACGACATCCGGCACGTACTCCGGCAGCGGGCACCGCCGCGCCGGCATCATCTCGTGCCAGTCACCGTCCTGGTAGTAGAGGGCATCCGGAACCGGCAGCGACGGCGAGAACGCGGGGCCACGGACGTACTTCGGATAGGGAACTATATACATGACTCCCTTTTCCACTCATTTTGCAGCCGCGAACAACGGCGCATCGGTTCCAGAGACATGAGCAACCCGGCGCTCAATTCGTTGGCGTCGATGGTGCCAATCATCGGCTTGCGGGCCAATACAATCGGCTCATGCGCCGGTTTCAGCGAAGCGCGCGACTTCGGAAATCCAGTTTTGTAAATCCACTGAATTTGATCGCGTATCTCGAAGCCCGCGTCCTCAACAGCGCAAGCAAGCCGATGGTAGGTGCGCGAGCCACCGAAGGCGACGAAGTGCCCGCCGGGTTTGAGAACGCGGAGACATTCTCGCGACCACGCCTCGCACCACTCCTGAAAGAGGTTCCCGTGCAGGACCGGATCGTTGATGTGGACCCCGAGCAACGCGCGGGCGCGTTCGAGATAGCCGCCCGGGTAGGCACCGAACAGCTTCGCGCCTTCTCGCAGACGCGGGCGCGCCAGGATCCATTCATCGGAGATCGGTCGGTATGTCATGCCGCTTTGTCCGGCTCCGCCGTCTTCGCGGGCGCCAGACCGCTCGGGCTTGAGCCAGGTCCAAACGGCTCGACCAGCACGAACTCGGGTAGCCGCCACTTCCGGCGATGCTGGTTCAGCCCTTCCATGTCGCCATTGAAGCGCGGCAGGCCAATCTTCCGCGCCAGCGCTGTGGCCTGGTTCCAGCCGATCTCGATGCGGCCGTACGGCCGCGGAAGCGGCAGCACAACCGGCGCCGGGGAAGGTGCCGCCGTGATCTCAGGTGCCGGGGAAACCGGCTTCGTCCCCGAAGTGATCGGCGGGGGTTCGGCGGCCCTTGGTGCTGCCGCGTTCGGCTGTGGTTCCGGGATCGCAGCCTTCTGGTCCGACGCCAGGACGGGCGACTTCCGCGGATCCGGCACACAGCCCGGGCGCCGCTTGAAGTGGCACTTCTTGATGACGACCCACACCGCCTTCGAGGTTTCGATATGGGGGCCGGGCAGCTTGTTGACCTCCGGCAGGATGGCGTCTTCCCAGAGACCGTCGCCCCACTTCTGCTCCACCAGTGCGACACGCTCGGGAGTCCATTTTACCGGAGGTCCGGGGCTCTTCTGGGTTGCCGGACGCACGACGACCTGCATCGCGGCCCCGAGGACGTTCGGAACTTTCGGCACTGGCGCTGGCGGAGGCGCCATCTCATCGTGCTGTTCTGGTGCGTCGGGTGGCGTCGGCGGAGCGACCTTGTCGGGCGTGGTGAGATCAGCCGCCGCGATCTTCGCGACAGCAGCATCGGCCACGGTGACCACGCCATGCGCCGGGTCTGGCGCTGGGAGGCGCGTCAGGAAGCGCTCGACCAGCTCCTGCAGATCAGGGTCGAGCCCAACCGTGATGTGGTTCGGAACGCCGGTGATGGCAATCTCGATCATGCCGCTCTCCGCTGCAGTCGCCGCTGCCACTGCATCCACGCCCAGCCGGGCTTGTAGCCGAGCTGATGCGCAAGATTGTGCATGTCGTGCAGCGAGTGCGCCTCGGCCAGCAGCGCGTCGAGGCTGGTGCGCTTGAGCTGCACGTCTTCCGGGCGCAGCTCGGCCAACTCGCCGGCGCGGCGCTCGACTTCGCGGGGGCTGCTGGCCGCCGCGGTAAACTCATGTCCGCAGCACGGACAACGATGCTGCGGAGGAAAGACGGCGTAACAGGCGGGGCACTGCCGGATCGCCGGCACGGCGCGGCGATGCCTGCGGCCTTCCAGCGACCATTGCCGTGGCGTCTCCGCGAACCCATGCGCGGCGGTGTTGTTGGCGTGGTCCAGCACCACCAGGTGCGTCTTGTCCGGCATCGGGCGGAGGCCGCGGCCGATCTGCTGCAGATGCAGCGACAGGCTCTGGGTCGGCCGCAACAGGGTGACACAGCCAACCGCGGGGACATCGAGTCCCTCGGAAATCAGATCGGCCGCGCACACCACCTGCACGCTGCCGTGGGCCAGGCCGCCGAGTGCGGCATCGCGCTCGGCCGGCCGCATCTCGCCGTGCGCCGCCACCGCACGCCAGCCGGCGGCGCGGAATGCCTCGGCGACGTCCTTGGCGTGCTGCACCGAGACGCAGAACGCAATGCACGGCAGGCCCGGCGCATGCCGGGCGTAGTGCAGCACCGCATCGCCGGTGATGGCTGCCTTGTCCATCGCCGCGGCGAGCTGGCGGGCATCGTAGTCGCCAGCAATGGTGCGCACTGCGGACAGGTCCGGTCCCGTGACCGGCGCCCAGACGCGCGTCGGCGTCAGATAGCCCGCCGCGACCAGCTCGGCGACCTGCGGGCCCATCACCAGGCGATCGAAAACGCCGCCGGCGGCGATACCGAGGCCGCGGGCGTCGAGGCGTTCCGGCGTCGCCGTGACGCCGAGCAGCTTGGCCTGCGGCTGCGACTTGATGATGGCGAGGTATTGGCCGGCGACGGAATGGTGCGCCTCGTCGATGACGATCAACGCGAATCGCGGCAGCCGCGCAAGACGGCGCGCCACCGTCTGCACCGAGCCGACCTGCACCATATCGTCGGTCTCGGGATAACCCGGGGCGATGATGCCGTGCGGCACGCCGGCGTCGCGCAGCTTGTTGCTGGCCTGGCGGATCAGCTCGGCGCGGTGCGCCAGGATCAGCACCCGGTTGCCCTTGCCGTAGGCGCCGAGCGCCACGGCGGAGAAAACCACGGTCTTGCCCGAACCCGTGGCAGCACACAGCAGGGGCGCGGCGGCCCCTGTCATGTACGCCTGCCGGAGGCTTTGGACTGCGGCCTCCTGATACGGGCGCAGGCGGACCATCAGATCGGCGCCTCGTTCATTGGCGACGTGTCGCCCAGCGGCATCTCGGGCTGGTCCGGCGTGATCGGCGCCGGCTTGCGCTCGCCCTCGTACTCCTCGGGGTCGGCCACCACGATCAGCACGCGCGCCCCCTGGCAGTCGATCAGCTCGTGTCGCCGCTCCTCGAACTTCGACATCGTCAGGGCGGCCTTGATGCCGTCCTTGACCGTGATGCTTTCGAGAGTGGCGGGAATCGTGCGTCGGCCGTTGGCAGCGAGACGGGAGCAACGAAGGATGGAGGTCGGTGCACAGACTTTGGCGACGGTAGACAACGGCAGGCGCCCGGTGCTGGGGAGCATGGACGGGCGCCGGCACGCGCGGTGGGATGATGCAGTCGCGGCAACAGGCGCTGCGGCTACACGATCGTACCGAGGGGTTGGTCCCGACGCGGCCACACGCACCGCGCCGGGCGCCGAGGGTCGCAGCAGCAGCAGCGCGGGAGAGGTGAGGAAGCCCGCGTGGTTGCCGTTCGTGTGCCTCGGGTGGCAATGGGAAAGTGCGGCCGGCCCTGCGACCGGCCGCGAGTTGGGGGAGGAGACGCCAGCGTGGCGAATGACCGCGGCCACGCACGCGGAA